ATATTGGTAATTATAAAAAAATATAAATTATGAGAAATAAAGAATTAGTAGACAAAAGATTTATGCAAATCTCGGGAAAAATCAAAACCCTAGAATTTCTATTATCAAGACAATCATCAAAAGAAGAATTTATGGGTGTAGTCAAAGAATTAGGAGATACCGTAGAGGATTTAAGATCTCTTATTGATAGAGAGACATCTCCTCTTAGAAATGGATAATTAATAATCAATAAAAATAAAAGTTATGAAATTAACAGCTAAACAAATTCAAGATAATTGGGAAATTTTTCTTAATAACATTGAAGTACACATAAAAGGTGATAGAAAAGATCAACTAATTAAATTTTATGAAAAGTATAATGAACGTATTATGCTTATGCCTGCGGCTCATAAAAAAGAATACCATTCTGCCTTTCCTGGCGGTTATGTTGATCATGTAAATAGAGTTGTTAGGTGTGCTCTTAAGCAATCTCAATTATGGGAGGATGAAGGGTGTGATATGTCTACTTTTACTGAGGAAGAATTAATATTTTCAGCTATAAACCATGATCTAGGTAAGATAGGAGATGATCAATATGAATCTTATATCCCCCAGACAGATAAATGGAGAAAGGATAAATTAGGGGAAGATTATACATTTAATAAAAAATTAGCATTCGCCTCAGTTCCAGATAGGGGATTATTTTTACTCCAGGATAATAACATTAAATATACCTTTAATGAAATGGTAGCTATTCAAACTCATGATGGTTTGTATGACCCAGCCAATGATAAGTATTTAAAAGGGTATTTAGTAGAACAAAAACCACGAACAGCATTACCTTTTATATTACACCAAGCAGATATGATGGCTGCTAGAATTGAATGGGAAGTTGAGTGGTTACCTAAATTTAATGGTAGTGAGGATTCTTCAAAATCTAATTTTACATTAAATGATAATAATAAAAAAACCTCACCTACTGTAAAAAATAAAGCATTAGGTTCTATTAAAAGTGAAGGTTTAAAAAATATGTTAGAAAATCTATAATCTATGATATCAACAACAACATTAATAATAATTACCCTAATAATTTTGGTCGCTATTTTAGGATACGCGACCTTTAACCTCTTACGTAAGGTAGAAAATGCGGAAGATATTGTAGTTAATTATCTTATTTATTTAGATAAAATATCTAAAGTAATCGAAATGTCAGACCAAAGACTTAAAAAAGTAGACGCTAAAGGTACATTTAAAAGTGATGATGAAGTAGGTTTCTTTTTTCAAGAAATTAAGCAAATACAAGACATTTTAAATGACTTTAACATCAAAAATCTTTAAATTTACACATGGATTATATAATTAGAAAACATAAAAGTAAGCCTCAAAAACGAGTATACTTTTCTAAAGAAACCGAAAATGCAATTGTCCGGTATAATTGTTCTATCGATGGAGATAAGAGAAGTGAAATATATGAAGATTTTATACATTGGCCCTTTTATAAATTAACTGAGAATATAATTCATACATTTAAATTTTACCATACTGACGGGGTTGAAAATTTAGAAGACCTACAACATGAAATAATAACTTTTTTATTATCAAAAATACATTTATTTAATCCCGATAATGGGGCTAAGGCTTATTCATACTTTGGAACTATAGTTAAACGCTGGTTAATAGTATATAATAAAAAAAATTATGGGAATAAAATCAAAAACATCTCCATAGCAGACCTAAACCATTACTCTCAACTAGATACAACAGATCCAGCATTTATTACATCTAAAAAGGTAGAAGATGCTGTATCAACTACAGTAGAGGAAGAAGAATTTAGCAATAGTGATGAATATACTTCTAAAGGATATAAACATGAGGATCGTTTATCTGTGTTTATAGATGAATATACAAACTACTGTACTGAAAATATTTACACCTTCTTTCCTAAAGGAAATGATGCTTCTATAGCAGATGCTATCCTAGAGTTATTTAGAAAGAGAGACCATATAGATGTATTTAATAAAAAAGCACTTTATATATACATTCGTGAAATGGTTGATGTTAAAACTCCTAAGATTACTAAAATTGCTAATAAGTTATATGCTATATTTAAAGAAAAATATCTATTTTACTTAGACCATGGTTATTTTCCATCTAAATAATTATCCCTATGCATATTTATAATCAAAAAACATGGGACAATTAGATTCAACAATTTTTGGTGGTAAAACATTTGCAGATATACTGGAGGAAATTTACAATAACCAAAAAAAGAGGGATGCACAAGTTGTAGCTCTTATATCAGAGTTAAAACCTTTAGTTCAAGAAATCGGAGATGCTACTCTTATAGTACCCCTCATTAAGGAGTATATGGAAATAGGTGTTAAAAATGATGAGGCCCTTATAAAGATGGCTACTATAGTTCAAAGGGCACTAGCACGTACCGATAATGATGAGAGTTTTGGGATATCAGATGAAGAGAAAACCCAACTCTTAGCTGAAATGGATAAACTCCAAATAAAGGCTAATAATGATTAAACAAGTTACAGGTTTATCTTCACTAACCAACAATCAAAACCCTTTACAACCATCCACTGGGATGTTTTCAGCACGGGTAAGATTTTCTATGGTTAATGATAAAGAACAACCACAAGCCTTTAAAGATTTTGGCGAGTGGGGTTCTATTGGGGGTATATTCTTTGATAGGTTAAATAATCCTAACCCTAATCCCTTATTTTCAACCGATAACTTTGCAAAACCTTTATTCCCTCAATCATCAAATATACCTTTAAAGAATGAATTAGTTTATATTATGGCTATGCCTAATAGTAATGTTCAATCTGATGTTAATGCGGTTGTATATTATTACTTTCAATCTATTAATGTTTGGAATAGCACACACCATAATGCCATACCAGACCCTATTTTAAACCCCACAATCCCAGAATCTCAAACTCAAGATTACCAACAAACTTCTGTGGGTGATGTGAGAAGAGTTACTGATGGGGGTACTGAAATTGATTTAGGTAAAGGTTTTAAAGAAAAGTTAAATGTACGAAATTTGCAACCCTTCCCTGGAGACATATTCCATCAAGGGAGATGGGGTCAGTCTTTAAGATTTTCCTCTACATTAGAAAATTCTGAAATTCCTAGTCCTTGGTCAAGTATCGGAGAAGATGGAGATCCTATTACAATTTTAAGAAATGGTCAACATGAAGAGGATAAAGATCCTTGGATCCCTCAAGTAGAAGATATTAATACAGATCCTTCAAGTATTTATTTAACATCTACTCAAAGTCTTCCAATTGAAGTTTCAAGTAAAAATTATAAATCATATTCATCTGCTCCAAAATCACCTAACACATTTGCAGGAGAACAAATAATTTTAAACTCAGGACGTTTATTATTTAATTCAAAAACAG